GTTAAAGCAACAAGGCTCATAATCCTAAATTAGACCTACGACTACGAGAATTTCTAAGAGATGAAAGTGTACGAGCTTCACCAATAGAAGCACCTCTATTAGCAGCAGCATTAATAATATCTTCCACAGAAGATCTAGGCACATAATCATCACCATTGAAATTCATTACTGGGCCTGTGTAGTTAACAGTTGTATTACCACCTGACCCTGAGTAGCGACTCATTGCAGCTTCTACACCTAAACGACCATCCTGTGTTCTTTTAAGAGGCATGATCGCTTCTGGGGAACCAGCTTCAGCCATTAGACCAACTCCACCTTTAGCAAATGGAAATATTGTTGGCTGATTGACTACACCACCTTTAGCAAAAGGAACAATACCGTTGCTGCCATATACATTTCCTTTTGCATTTGTAGTTCCACCACCACCACCAAAGAAATTAAGACCTTCAAACCAAGACGTTAATGGTTTCATTATTTGTGTACGAACAAAAACTCTAGTTAACTCCGCAATAATTGAGCTTGCAAATTCTTGGAAATCTAATTTTCCTTTAGTAATAAATTGAACTAATTGATCTTCCATCTTTTTAAAGATATTTTCAGTTACGGTTGCTAGTTCTTCTGCCAAGCTTTTTATGGATGCCAAATAAGATCCAGCACCTTTCTTTAATGCTTCATAGGTAGACATTCCAGTTCCTTTAATATCTCTAAGGCTCTTTTCAGTCTCTCCATTGATTTTTTCTTCTTTTTCTTTTAGTTCATTTAATCTGTTTTGGGCTTGAATTAAATCTTGCATTATTCTTGTTCTTTGCGCCCTTGTTCTTGGGTCATCACCGTCTAATTCAGAAAGTCTTTCTTGCGCTCTAGCTAATTGATTTTCAGCTTTTGTAATCGCATTATCTAAACCTAATCCCATAAAACGATTGAAAGCTTCAATTGCAGCCGTTATATCTTCAACTATGGCAGTGAAAACTGTTTGGAATTGCGCTCCAATAGGGCCTAGTATTTCTCCTAAAGCATCTTTAAATTCACTCATTGAAGTTGCTAATCTATCCCCTGCTGCCTCTGGGCCTTGAGCTAGAATTTTTGCATTTTCACCGTATTTATCAAATAATTTATCAGCGAAAACCATAAAGTCTTGAAGGGTTACTTTTCCACCTTCTAACGCCTTATCTAATTCTGCTGGAGTCTTACCCATTGACTCAGCAAAAATAGTGAACGCACCTGGTAGACGTTCACCAAGCTGTTGTCTCAATTCTTCCGCAGATACCTTGCCTTTACTGAATACCTGAGAAGTTGCTGTCATCGCAGCTTTCATATCTTCTAAGTTTCCACCAGTACCCCGAATACCAGCAGCGATAGCTTCAAATGCGTCTTTAGCATCTTCAACACTTCCACCAGCACCTTTTACTGAAGCTGTTAATGCTGTGAATTGTCTTACGATTACATCTTGAGGAATAGCTAACTCTTTACTTTTTGCAGATAAAAAAGCTTGTGATTCGGAATATCTATTCGTATCGTTAATAACGAGTTTTAATGCTTTTCTTTGTCTTTCTAAAGCAGCATTGTATTGAGCAACTTCAGAAATGCTCTTACGCAGCATCCCAACTTGCGCTCCGTATGCAGCACCTAAAGCAGCACCTACAGGGCCACCCATCTTTAGA